TACATCCACCTGCATACCAATGGGTGTATGGGGATGCCAGCGAGTATACCCATATATTTTCATATGAGGGTATCTCTCAAGCATATCACTCCACCACCAAACATACTCCATAGAGTAGAAATCCCCTAGAATATGTAATCTTATTACAAACCCTAAAGGGTTTTTCTTAGCTATAGATTCGAGTTGTATTTCCATTTTATCCATAAGAGCTTGATTAGCCTTGAACCTATGAGCCATACCTACATTGTTACCATAACAATCATCCCAATGTTCACAATCACTTGAACAGGTAGCTCTCTCTTCAAGAGTTAGAGTATACATAGGCAGATCTCTCCAAATACCTTTGGTAATTACTTTTATCTCCTTCTCCAGAAGTTTTATGTTATTAGCCTTTTTGATTATATCAAATTTATAATCAGCAGCATCAAATACATATTTAGTATGTATTGTTCTAGCTTCAGAGAGTGCAGGGTGTTCTGGTTTTAATCGCATGATAGCCTCCAAGTTAAATATGGTGCAGGGGGTAGGATTCGAACCTACGTAGACACAATGTCGTGAGATTTACAGTCTCATGCTTTTGACCACTCAGCCACCCCTACAGTATTTTAATTAATTTATCTATCTTTCACTTTGTTCAAGATAGATATATTAATTAGTTGAAAGTTTTTCTTGGTGTAGCATCTTGAATCTTGATTCCATAAGAAGATATGATCTTCATCATATCTTGTGTTACTGTTTCTGTTTTTGCCAGTTTGCAGAACATTTTCGCTAGATTACATTCAGGGTAGTATAATTCCCTACCCCATTTAGAAACTACTTCAACGTGGATTGTGTCTTTCATGGCATTTCCTTTCCAGTTATTTAATTATTCTATCTACTGCTTCTATAAGAAGCTAAGTAGTAGATATAATAATTATTTCCTAAATACTCTTGGTGGATTTCTTCTAAACACTCTTAATGGATTCGTAAAGTATGCAAATATTCTCAACACGATATAAAATATAACAGCTCCTAAAAATACAGGAGCTAAGACCATAGCTGCTAATTCTAATCCTTCCAACATTATTTAAAACCCTCCATAACCTTTTTAAATGATACAGTCAGTCCCATAAATCTTTCAAGCTCCGCTTGATTATCGAACCATTGAAGGAAATCACCTTCTGCATCATGAACTTCTAAACCATTACATCCAATGGATGTAAATACTATAAATTCATTTTCACCAAAGGTGTCATCCAGAAAATCTTGAGCTACTCTAATGTTAGTCATAACCAGTTCCTTTCCTATTTTAATTAATCTCTCTATCTTTCATTCTTCAAGATAGAGATATTAATTAGTAAGTAAAATTCACAAAAACTTTAGTATCAGATTTTAGGAAGATTTCTCTTCCTATGTCCTCATAATCAATGCAAGTCCATTTTTTAATATCTCTATTAAAAAATTCTTTTGTATAAACTTTGTTTGAGTTTTCTTTTCTTTTGAAAAATTCATTTTTTGGTAACTCTCTCAGAGTTATCCAACCATTATTTTTAAACATCCAATCATTCGACATAACCAAGTTCCTTTCAATATTAATTAATCTCTCTCTGCTTCTAAAGAAGCTAAGTAGAGAGATATTAATTAGTTCGTCATTGGATTGTCAAGCCTCATCATTTGCTACTGCAAATCATCGTGTGTGATATTTGTGCAACAAATAACAAATACTTTTGTTTTACTAATTAAATCAACTACTTAGTAGTTGAAATCTTTAGTGGTTAGTGTGGTAAAAATACAACTCTTTAGAATAAAGAGGGTGATAATTTTAGGGGAAGGTCTACTTAGACCTTATAGTGTTGTATAATTACAACAACCTTCCCTCAAAATCACCATAATATTAATTAATTTATTTAACTTTCACTTCGTTCAAGTTAAATATATTAATTACCTCACTCCAAAGGAGTGGCATTTTTGCAACACTCCAATTACGAAGTAATTGAAATCAACAACATAGTTGTTGCATTTTTGTCACAAAAAAAAATCAACCCTTTGGGTTGACCCCCACCCCAAAAACATAGCGTGACACATATATATAAAAAAGACCCTCTCAAATATGTAGCCAAAATCAAGGGTTTATCATCAAAATAAAAAAATATTAAAAAAATCCTTGCATAGGGTAAAGGGGGAGCTATATAATCTATATAGATATATAAGATATATAAGTTATGTACTTAAATAATTATTATTATTAATAATAAAGGTTATAATATATAAATATGGTAGAAATAAATACAGAAATTTCTAATATTACAGAGTCTCTTGGAGAGATTAGTAAGTTAGAAGGTTATCTATGTATGCACGATCTTCTCAAGCGTAGAGTATTAACAAAAACAAATACAGATTTTCTATCATTTGTAAGGTATGTTGCTCCTGATTTGGTTCATGATTGGAAAATGGGGAGACATATCAAAATTATTTCTGATAAATTACAGAAAATAGAGAATGGGGAACTCAAAAGGTTGATGGTATTCCTTCCTCCTCGCTCGTCTAAGTCTGTTATTTGTTCTAAACTCTTTCCTGCATGGTATATTGGTAGAAATCCACAGCATGAGATACTGACTGTATCCCATAGTGACCAACTATCTAGTGATTTTGGTAGATCAGTAAGGGATATTGTAAATACAGACAAGTTCTCTAGTATATTCCCTGCTGTATCCCTACGAGCAGATGTAAGAGCAGCAGGTAAATGGAAAACAAACGCAGGTGGAACCTACTATGCAGCAGGTGTGCGTTCTCAAATTGCAGGTCGAGGAGCACATATAGCAATATTAGATGATGTGATGTCTGAAGAGGACTCTTTCTCTGCTGCTGGTAGAAGATATGTAAAAGAGTGGTATCCTGCTGGTTTGAGAACTCGTATAATGCCTAATGGTTCCATAGTTATTATTAATACACGCTATCATTATGATGATTTGTGTGGATGGCTCCTTAAACAGGAAGAAGAACTAAGTGAACAGGGTATTGAACCTTGGGAAGTAGTGAAAATACCTGCATGGGTAGACGAAGAAGCAAGTGAACTACTTGACTTACCAGTTGGGAGTTCTTATTTTCCTGAGTGGAAGTCCGATGAAGTACTGAAGGTAGACGAACAAGAGATCAAAGCAAGTAATGGTTCTAGGTATTGGGATTCATTATATATGCAGAACCCTACACCAGAAGAAGGTGGCTTAATTAAAAAGAGATGGTTGCAGGAATGGGAGTATGAAGAGCCTCCTTACTGTGATTTTATTATTCAAACTTACGATACAGCCTTTTCTACAAAAACTACAGCAGACTTTAGTGTTGTCCAGACATGGGGAATCTTTAGTGGGTATGAAGTAGAAGATGATGGAACAGAAGATTATAAAGGAAATTTAATTTTACTAGGAAATATGAAGGGGAGATACGAGTATCCTGAGTTGAGAAGGTTGGCTCAACTTCTATATGAAGAGCATAGGCCAGATGTGTGTATCATAGAAAAGAAGGCAAGTGGGCAATCGTTGATTCAAGACATGAGAAGGGCTGGCTTACCTGTCATGGAGTATCTCCCTGATAGAGACAAAGTAGCACGAGTGTATGCTGCAAGTCCTATGATTGAAGCAGGGAGAGTCTGGATACCAAAGAATAAAAAGTGGGGAGAGGAACTTATTCAAGAACTTATTCAGTTTCCTCACGCTGCTCATGACGATCAGGTAGATGCCTTAACAATGGCTGTTCACTACATGAGAGAATCGTGGAGATTAACCCATCCAGAAGATGCAGATTGGGATGACCCACCACGAGAAAAGAAAAGGGTTGCATATTGGAATGTATAAATGATATACTTAATATTTTAAAGGAATGATTATGCCTGTTGCTGTAATTCAATGGTGTGATAAAGCTGAACAGATATTTGAGTTGCTTTTAAAACCAACTACAAATTTAAAAGACTTGTGGGAAGCAGGATGTCATTGGGTTCCGCATCACTTACCTATATGGGGTACACCTGTTAAAGTAATATCTGAGATTGTGAGCGATGGTAAACTATTTCACGTAGTTATGTTTAAGTCTCAAGTAATGGGAGCTGAGATAGGATATACCTTACTGCTTGTAAACCCTCCTAATTAAAATTTGCATAATAAGGTAGTATTGCCTATAATAATATATTACAGCTAATGGGGAGGGCTGTATTATGGCAGATCAGATAACAGCCTATTGGCCTCAAGTTTTAGCAATAGTAGCAATTATTGTAATGTTTGTAAAACTCAAGAGTGCAGTAGCAGAATTACGAAAAGATGTAGATGATATAAATAAACGTGATACTTATACACAAGTAGTAAAGTTACGTGCGGATCTTGATGCACTTAAATCAAGCACTGATGAAAAAACAAAGTCCTTGTTTAGTTTATGGAATACAAAGATTTTTAAAGAATAATAAGGAATAAATAAATGGCTATTGAACGTAATCCTTTTAAAGAAATAATACAATCTGAAAAAGAACAAGGTGGAAATATAATTCCTATTGGTGGAGTAACAGTATCTGAGTCAGAAGGACCAACCTTTGAACTGGATGAAGATGGTGGTCTGACAGTTAATTTTGAAGAATCATCAGAAACTATTATGGAGTTTGATGAATCTAATTTTACAGAAGAAGAAAACTGGTATGAAAATATAGCTGATAAACTTGATGATGATCTTTTAGAACAAATTAGTTCTGATGTTATAGACAAATATCAAACAGATAAAGATTCCAGAGAAGAGTGGGAGTCTATGTTTGAGCGAGGCTTTGATCTGTTAGGACTCAAGCTGGAAACAACTGCTGAACCTTTTGAAGGAGCATGTACTGCTGTTCATCCTCTTCTTATTGAGTCTGCTGTAAAGTTTCAGTCCAAAGCTTCTCAGGAACTCTTTCCTCCTGCTGGTCCTGTTAAAGCTCAGATCATGGGGGATGAAACAGTAGCTAAGATACAACAGGCAAATAGAGTAGAAGATTTTATGAACTATCAACTTACTGAGCAGATGCCTGAGTATTTTGATGAGTTTGAAAGAATGTTATTTCATTTGCCTCTTATAGGATCAGCATTTAAAAAAGTATATTATGATCCTTCATTAAAACGCCCCTGTTCCGAATTTGTACCTATTGACCAGTTTTATGTATCTTATTATGCTAGTGATTTAAGAAGGGCTGATAGATACACGCATGTAATTTATAGGAATCCTGTGGATATGGCAAGGGAAATTGCCTCTGATATGTATAGAGATGTCGATTTACCTTTACCTACTGTTCCTGTAATGTCACCGATTACTTCTAAGATGGATCAAATTTTAGGACTTAATCCTTCAGGTGATAATGATCCACAATATACAATACTAGAACAACATTGTTATCTAGAGCTACCCAAACCTTTTGCAGATGAGGATGGAGTAGCTCTTCCATACATTGTAACTGTTGAGGAAAACTCTCGACAGATTCTTAGTATCCGTAGAAATTATAAACCAAACGATCCCACGAAATCAAAAACATTACATTTTGTTCATTATAGATTCGTTCCAGGTTTCGGTTTCTACGGATTAGGTTTAATTCATTTCTTAGGAAATTTGACAATGACAGCTACTGCAGCTATGAGAGCATTAGTTGATGCAGGTCAGTTTGCTAATCTACCTGGTGGCTTCAAAGCAAAAGGTGTAAGAATTGTAGGAGATAATGATCCTATTTCTCCTGGTGAGTTCAAGGAAGTAGAAGCTACAGGAATGGATTTAAATAAGGCTATTGTTAATCTACCTTATAAAGAACCTTCTCAAACTTTATATAATATGTTACAGTTTGTAGCTGCAACAGGACAGAAGTTTGCCGATAATACAGAAAAGATTGTATCTGATGCTTCTTCTTATGGACCTGTTGGAACTACAATGGCGTTACTTGAGGCATCAAGTAAGTTCTTTTCTGCTGTGCATAAGCGTTTGCATAAAGCTCAACGAGATGAATTTAAAATATTAGCGAGAATAGATGCAGACTTCATGCCCCAGGAATATCCTTATGATATGCCAGGAATTAGTAGAACTATTTTTAAGGATGATTTTGATGGTAAAGTTGATATTATTCCTGTTAGTGATCCTAATATTCCTTCTAACGCTCATAGGATGATGTTGGCACAGATGACACTTCAGTTAGCTCAACAGTCTCCACCTGGTATGTTTAATCTCGAAGCTCTTAACAGAACAATTTTAGAGAGTGCGAATATGCCAAATCTTAATCAGATACTGCCTCCTAAAAAAGTAGCAAAACCTTTAGACCCTGTTTCAGATATTCTAGCAGCTACTAAGGGTATTCCTATTCAGGCATTTCCTGGTCAAGATCATGATGCTCATATGCAGGTAAAGATGTCTTATATTCAAGATCCTGTAAATGGAGCTAATCCTGTAATGAAAAGGATTATTCCTGTTCTTCAAGCAAATATTCAAGAACATTCCGTTCTTAAATATCAAGAACAGGTAGGTGGTATGACGAATGAGATTATGAAGCGTGTTCCTCCTGAAACAGCATCTTCTAATAATATTATTGAAATGGCTCAAGCTAGAGCAGCTCAACAAGTTCTTAAAGCTAATCAATCAATGGCAGGAAAACAGATGTCTCCTGAACAACAGATGGTTCAATTAGAACAGGCACGAGTAGCTTTGGAGCAACAGAAGTTGCAACTTAAAGCAGCTACTGATAATGCCGATGCTGCCCTAGAAAATAGAAAGCTTGATTTAGAAGAAGCTGAATTACAAGCTAAAATTTTACAGGGTGGTATGAAAGAACAAGTAAAGATGGAGAAGGATGAAAGAGATCGTATTGCTAAACAATCAATGAAAGCGATTGATATCTTAACGAAAGTTGCAACGGATCAAGCAAAACTTGAATCAAACGAAAAATTAAAAGTGTTAGAAGTTGTAACTAAATTAGCAGGTATGGTAAACTCTGATAATAGAGATAAAGAACTTAAAGGAATGGAAATGCTTATGGAATTAGCAAAAATGGCTGAAGATTCAGAAAGTGTTTCTACTAAACTTCCTGCTAGAGTAAATGAAATAATTAACATAAAGGAGATTAACGAATGAGTTGTGGACCTATACATAATACAATAAGTCGCATACAACGTATAATAAAACTTGGGTGCGATTGTGTTGGCTGTGGATGCAGCCGATGGTTTTGGACAACTGCACCTGTATGGGTAGTTGTAGGTATGGCAATAGGATACTGGTGGATTGGGGGAAATCCTACCGATATTAGTACAGGAGTTGAATAATACCGATGGAAGCTTGGGATGAAATTATTCTGGAGCTGAATAAAGAACTAGATCAAGTTAAAGAAGTTATTTCAGAAGGGGGACCGTCTAACTTCAGTGAGTATCAAAACCTCGTTGGATATTGTAAGGGGATTACGTTTGCGAGGCACACCTTTACTTCAATTATAACCAAACGTAATCATGGAATAGATGACGAGGAGGATTTTTAAGTGAGACAAGTAGCGATGGGTAAAGCAGTAAAAAACGATCAATGGATTTCTAATGAAGGAGATATTCCTGATCCAGATGTTCTCCCTTCTTTACCTGGATATAATATATTAATTAGACCTGTATCCATTAAAAATGTAACAAAGGGTGGTATTTTTATACCAGACTCAACTAGAGATGATATGGCATATTTAACTACTGTAGGAAGAGTAATTGCAGTAGGAGAAGTAGCCTATCAAGATGAAATCAAGTTTCCTAATGGAGCTTGGTGTGAAGTAGGTGATTATGTATGTTATGGTAAACATACAGGAACAAAGCTATTTTATAAAGGAATTAAGCTACTAGTATTGTTTGATGACCAAATTATGATGAAGGTAGAAAATCCTAAAGATTTAGATCCTACATTTAATTTATCAAATTAATTTGGATAAGTAAAATACTTATGTTATATTTATATAAACGTAATCGTTGATTTCGTAGCAACGAGGTAGAAAGGAAAGATAATGAGTGATAATACATGGTCTGATATTACAGTAAAAGGTAGTAATCAAGAACAAGAAAAAGTAGAATACGAGATTGAAGGTCAAGAAGAAGAACAAAAACCTGTAGCAGTTTCTCCAGAACCTGAACAAAAGGAAGAAGTAGTAGAAACAGCTAGTGAAGAATCTTCTTGGATTGAAGCTTCTGAAGAAGCAGAAGAGAAAAAAGAAGAACCCAAAGAACTTGAAGGTGTAGAAACAAAGGGTGCTCAAAAAAGAATTAGACAGCTTGTAAAACAACGTAAAGAACGTGATGAACAGATACAAAAACTGATTGAGCAAAATGAAACTTTAAGTAGTAAGATATTAGAGAGAGAAAAAGAATTTACGCAAGCTCAAACAGTTTCAACAGAAACATCTGAAAAACAATTAAAAGATCGCTTTGAGTTAGCTAAAAGTAATTATGTAGAAGCATATCAAAGTGGAGATGCTGAAAAAGTATTACAAGCACAACAAGCTCTCAATCAAAGCCAGCTTGATTTACAAAATATAGAATCAACGAAGGTGGCTTTAAATAAATATAAAGAAGCTGTAGCAGAACAAGAGGAGATACAAAAAGCTGCTCCTCAACAGCAACAACCTAAAGCCGATCCCAAAGCTATTGCTTGGGCTTCAGATAATGAATGGTTTGGAAAAGATAATGTAATGACTGCTGCTGCTTTAGCGATTGACGGTGAGTTAAAAAATTTAGGACTAAATCCTACAGATGATGAATTTTATGGGGAAGTTGATAGAAGGATTCGTAAAGAATTTCCACATAAGTTTACTGAGGAAGTAGTTGTAACTGAACAAGAAATTCGACAACAGCCTACGAAACAGGCTGCTCAAGTTGTAGCAGGTGGGTCACGTTCCCCTGCCACTTCAGGTAAAAAAATAAAGCTAACACAAGAAGATATGCAGTTAGCTGCTAAATGGAAAATACCGCTTGAGATGTATGCTGCTGAAAAGATGAAAGTTACTCAGTCTGACGGTGGTTATACAGATGTTTTAACTAAACGTGGAGGATAAAAATATGCCATTGGAAAAAACACGTACCGTAGAGTCTAGGGAAAATAATACTAGAGAACAGGAATGGACATATGAAGAGCCAGATGCTCTTGATATTCCAGATACTGTATTAGAAAGATTTAATGCTGAAGATATGGTTTTACGTTGGGTAAGAATCAATACCAGAGGTAAAGATGATTACATTAACGTAGGAAAAAAACTAAATGAAGGCTGGATCTTTGTTACTCCTAGTGAAGTTCCTGAAATGTCTACAACCTCAATCGTGTTGGAGGAAGGCCGTTATGCAGGTGTAGTATCTCGTGGCGATCTCGCCCTAGCCAAAATTCAAAAAGGTAGACATAACGCCAGAACAAAGCATTTTGAGAAGAAGAGTGCAGACTTGATGCACGCTATTGATGTGCAACTTGATAAAGCTTCTGATTCTAAAATGCCTATTTCCAACAAAAGTAAGTCTCAAATTATTAAAGGAAGACAACCTTCTTTTTCAAATTAGACTTACTAGGTTTAACTTTATAGGAGAAGCAAAATGACTACAAGTAAAGCTTTGTCAGGCTTCACTCCTTCACGTAGGTATGGTTCAAGGCCAAATTCTACAGGCACTGACAGCCAGTATGTTATTTCAAGCGGTTACGCTAGTAATATTTTTGCTGGTGATTTAGTCAGGGTAAGTGCAGGAAATTTAAATGTGATTGCTACGACAACTGAATACGTGTGGGGCGTTTTTCAAGGATGTTACTACGAAACTGATGGCGAACCACGTTGGTCACGCTATTGGCCAGCTAGTACATCTGCCTCTAATGCTTATGGAATTATCAGTGATGATCCTCAGACTGTTTATGAGATTCAAGCTGATGCCTCTATTAGTGCAGGGGATATACGTTCTCAAAACTTTGATGTTACGCTAGGTAGTGGCTCAACTGTTACAGGTAATTCTGGATTTGGTATTGCAGCAGGTACTCGCAATCCAGCTCAGAGAATGACTCGTGTAGTTGGTTGGGTTGATGAACCAGGAAACAATATTGATGTATCTGCTGAAAGGGCTTTTGAAGTTGTAGAAGTCAAACTTATTCAGCATATAGATCGTTTCGGTTCTATTGGCGTTTCAGCAAGAGCATCTTAGGGAGTAATAAATTATGGCTATTAACAGAGCAAGTATTGCCAAAGAACTTCTCCCTGGACTGAATGCTGTTTTCGGCATAGAATACGGAGAAGTTGATAATGAGCACGAACCTCTTTTCGAGATTGAAAATTCAGATCGAGCTTTTGAAGAGGAAGTGTTATTTACTGGTTTCGGTACAGCACCAGTAAAGAACGAAGGTGCTTCCATTAGTTA